GTGACGTAGAAGGCGGTGCTAAGTTCGTTAATCGTGCGGATGACTTCTTTGTGTTCCATAGATATACGCAGCATCCTACGGATTGGAATCAAACACACATTCACGTTCGTAAGGTAAAGGAAACAGAAAGCGGTGGAAGACCAACACCGATGGATAACCCAATTAAATTAAAGTCCATTGTCAATAATGTAGGATTTGAAATTGATGGGGTTAACCTTTTACAAAAGATTATACAAGATAGGGAAGCAAAAACATTTTTAAGAAAAGCATAGTGGACTGGGAAATAAGATTTATATTTAGTTTACCACACCAAAGGGTGTGTTTAGGATGGGAAGTTTTATATCCTACGGATGAATTTCCATACCAAACTTTAAAGCTATATTTGTTATTAATAACTATTGAATTGGATTTATAATGTTGCAAATATTATCACGCTATCACGATATGTTCGTGGGCTATGTGTTAAGCTTTGGGGTTAACCCTGACACCGCCAAAGACATTGTACAGGAATTTTACCTTAAATTGTATGATTACGACAAAGACATAATGATAGGCGAAGAGATTAATTTCTACTTCGTCTATTTGGTTTTAAGGAATATGGTGTTCGACCTAAAGAAAAAGGAAAAGCGTTTCTACTTTACTGATGAAATGCCTTCTTTACAGGATGAAGAATACACCGACATAGACACAACGAAAAGCGAATACATAACGCAATGGCTAAACGACAACAACGTAGAAAACCTAAACCCACATAACACCGAAAACCTTAAAAAGATATATCACGCTTGTGTGTTTAATGAAGTAATGCTAGAAAACAAAAGCATAGCGGAATTATCAAGGGAAACAACTATAAGTTATTATTCGCTATATAACACCATTAAGATAATTAAGAACGAAATAAAACAGAACTATGAAGCTTGGAACAAAACTAGAACGGATATTTAAAGCCTTAGGCATTGCTTGGGTAGTTAAAAGGATTTGGGGCGAAGACTGCGGATGCCAGGAAAGAAAGGAAAAGTTAGATAATTTTAAAATTTCAAGAAAATGAACAAGCACAACTACGAATTATGGACAGAATTTAGGGGGATACAAAGCAACCAACTAGAAAAGGCAGATAGGGAATTAATAGTCCAGATATATGCTGAAGAATTTTTCCAAAGAATAAAAGCAGATTGCGGTTGTAGCGGTAAGTTATGGCAAAAAAGAATCAACGCCATAAACGACCTATATGAATCAGTCTAAGATAGAACAACTAGAAAAGGCAATTGTATTGATGTTAAACTTCGATGGGTGGGATTTAACTTGGTGCGGTGCTGAAAATACTTTCTATGATGCTAGGGGATTCACACCAAAGGGTAGTGCTTGTATTTTAGAAATGAAGTTCAGAAACAAATACTATCAGGATAAGATGCTTGAAAAAAAGAAGTACGACAACCTAATGTCAATACCTGGGGTAGCTTTATACTTTGTATCTGATCCTAAAGGTAATTATCTGTACTGGCTTAATGAATTAGACCTGCCTAAGATGGAAAGCATACGATGCCCTAAGACCACTATGTGGAACAACGAAAGGCAAGACAAAGAAGTTTACTTACTACCTGAACGGTTAGCATCGATAGTAAATAAAAAATAAACTTTATTAACTTTTTTGTTGGTAATTAAAATATTTGTTTTATATTTGAATATGTTTAACACTAAAACTAAAATTATGAAAACTTTACAAGATTATCAGAACTTAAAAAAAGAATTAGAAGAAATTAGAACAAACCATAAAGGAGAATCTTTAGACCCAAGTTTTATATGCGTAAGAAACATCGGTTTAAACTGGAGGGAATGTAAAAAAATTGGAATGGAAAAATCTACATACTATGGCTGGATTTTTTATTCTACTTCAACAAATTTAAACGGATACGACCTTTTCCAGAGAATTGAAAAAGCCTGTGAAGGGTTTAACCTATTTGTAAGCGATAGACAATTATAAATAAGCCTAATCACTATGGTTATAAATACTAATGGGGGCAGCAATGCCCCTTTTAAACTACACTTATGAAAACATTAGGAAAACTATTCAAGAAACTACAATGGGCATTCTTTTACTTTGCCTTTGCTTATTTAGGTTATCAATTTCTAACCATAATACTTAGTTAATTATGAACGCTGAAATACAAAACGGGGAAATAGAATATAGCGGTGTTACTTTTATGTATGACATAATTGTTGTAGATGGTTGCGCAGGTGATTATTGGACTGCACCAACGCCTACCCAATACGAACTAGATGGTTTATACATTCAAGGTATGAACCTTTTAGAACTTCTAAGTGAAAGCGTAGTTGATAGCATAGAAGCACAAATTATTGAGCAGCTATGAATTTGCTTCAGAAGTCATTGTATGTAAGCTATGCTGAATTTACTTTAGACCTTCTGACTAAGTGGCAAAAGAAAAAACCAGATAGCGCAGAACTTGCGCAGAACTTAAAAACNTAATTAAAAGCATCAANTACATAATCAGTTATAACAACCTTTTAGAATTAGAAAGGGAACTATACAAAGACACTTACGAAAAGTACGAAGATGTCTGCNTACAATTAAGAAAAGAATTAAACGATATACAAGGAATATGAGAAAACAAAGACTTACCCAACAATCAAGAATTGCAAACATTGAACGACTGCTTATAGCAATATCAATGCAAGTAGAAAAAAACACTAACACACTAAAAGAACTAACAAATGAAAATCACGAAACTAAAGACGAACCTTTACACGATAACCAATAGCAAAGGACTTGTTAAAGTATTTACAGAAACCGAATTCAAACAATTAACTTGGTGGAAGATGGTAAAAGAATCATATAACATAAAGACAATAAAATGATTCTGCTTTTCGACATAGATAGTTTACTTTATTCTTCTTGTTATAACGTAGATTCACCTGAAGAAGCGATGTGGAAGTTTGACGAAAGCTACCAAAAGATAGTAAACGACATCGAAGAATTTTACGAAGTAGAAGAAACTATTCCATTTGGACTTTCTAAAAACAACTTCAGGAAATACATCACCAAGACTTACAAGGCAAACAGAACAAGCGAAAAGCCACAGTACTTTAATATTGTATGTAAGTATGTAGAAAAATACTACGAACCTGAAATAGCCAATGGAATGGAAACCGATGACCTGGTAGCTATATTCCAACAAAAGATAGGACACGAAAATTCAATTATTGTTTCAATAGACAAAGACTACAAACAATTTGAAGGAACTATTTATAATTACCACAAAAGAATCTTTCTTAAAATATCCAAAGAAGAAGCACTATATAACTTNTACGAACAAATGATAGTTGGGGATACCGCAGACAATGTTCAGTTTGCAAAAGGATATGGCGTTAAGTACGCAGAAAAGCTATTTAAAGGCGTTCTAACGGAATTTGGATACCAACGTAAGGTTTTGGGTCTATTTAAAAAGATACACCGCACAAAGGCACGGGAACGCTTTATACAATGTTATCACTTATTAAAACTTGGACACCGATGAACACACAAACAAAATACTACGAAATGCAAGAAGATAAAGAATATTCAGATGAAATAGTAACTGAAGTTATAGACCTATTTAAAGAAAGGTCAGATAAAGGAATAAAGAAATACGGTACTACATTAGAAAAAAATAGTTTAACTTTATCTGAATGGCTACAACACGCCAAAGAAGAAGCTATGGATATGGTTTTATATTTACACAAAGCACAAAAGATAAATGAATGAATACGAATACTGGGAACACAACTACCGATGGGAGTACGATACAAACGAACTACCAAAACCAACAAGTGATAGTAACGAAGAACAACTTTAGAAACTTCTGGATAGGAAATGGGAACAATCCCATTACATTCATAAACCACAAATAATGGAAGAAAAAATACAAGCACAGATAATTGACATAGTAGAACAACTAACAAAAACAAAAATAACAACTAAAAACAGGAAAAGGGAAAACGTAACCGCAAGGGCAGTATATGCCAAACTAGCAAAAGACCTAATACCTAGTCTTACTTTAGCAAAAATTGCCGCACCTATTAACCGTGACCACGCAACAGTTATACATTTGTTTAAAATGATAGAAAACCACCTATACCGTGACAACTATTATATAAACCTATACAAGAAAGCATCCACAATAATAAACAAAGATGTAATACATTCGGGTGACTTCAACAAAATGTCATACTTAGAAAGCTTAGAAGAAAGAATCATAAGACTATCAAACGCTTTAATAGATAAAAACAAAGAAGTAGAAGAACTAAAAGAAAAAATACCTGAAGTAAAGTATTCAGATATTGAAGAAAAGTATTTAGAATTTCAAAAGATACCTGAAGAACTATTTCAAACATTTATAGAAACAAGACTTAACCCATTTTTAAAACTAAATAGCTATGCTAAAACCTAAAAAAGAAGACAAAGAAGCATTCATACAAAGATGTATGTGCAACCCTAGAATGGAAACAGAATACCCTACAAGGATTAAGAAGATGAACTACCTTCTAGCACTTGTAGATGGCTTTGCATTATGCCTAATAATTTTTTTCTTAATCAAGTTTAAAAAATAAAATATGAACAGACAATACGAACATTCAGCAAAAATAGTTTTTTACGGTATGATATCAATAGCCATTTTAATTTTGATATCAATTATAACTTCATAAAACAAAAAATAAATCGTTTTATAAGTACAAAGAAAATACAAAGAAATTATGGCAAACGAAGAAAATCTTATTCCGTATAAGAAAGGACAAAGCGGTAATCCTAACGGAAGACCTAAAGGTTCAAAGAACAGAAGCACCATAGCTAAGAAATGGCTTCAGCTAATAAAGAAAGAAGTAAACCCATTAAACCTTGAAACAGAAGAACTAAGCCAGGAAGATTTGATGACCTTAGCTTTGATTAAGAAAGCTACAAAAGGCGATGTAAACGCTTACAAAGCATTAATGGATAGCGGCTATGGTTCACCTGTTCAACAAGTAGAACAAACAATACTAGAACAACCTTTATTTCCAGATGTTCCAAAGAACAACCGCAACCAATAAAATACTTGCTTTAGATAAACGCATTAAGATAGTACAAGGTGGTACATCATCTTCTAAAACCTTTTCTATCCTTGCGATACTTATAGACAAAGCAATAAAAAACGATGGTATAGAAATAAGCGTAGTAGCCGAATCTATACCACATCTTCGTAGGGGCGCATTTAAAGACTTCGTAAAGATTCTAAAGTGGACTAATAGGTTTATAGATGAACAACTAAACAAAACGCTTTTAAGATACGAATTTAAGAACGGTAGTTATATTGAATTCTTTAGTGCCGATGATTCAAGCAAACTAAGGGGGGCAAGAAGGGATGTGCTTTATATAAACGAAGCCAACAACATAGCCTTTGAATCTTACAACGAACTATCGATAAGAACCAAGAATGAAATCTACATTGATTATAATCCTTCTAATGAATTTTGGGCGCACACCGAATTAAAGAACGAAGCTGATAGTGACTTTGTTATTCTTACCTACAAAGACAACGAAGCACTTGACAAAGGCATAGTAGAACAAATAGAAAAGAACAAGGAAAAAGCCGCCACATCTTCCTATTGGCAGAACTGGTGGAACGTCTACGGTCTTGGACTTGTAGGTTCTTTAGAAGGCGTTATCTTTTCAAATTGGAAACAAATAGATATGATACCACCCGATGCTAAACTTGTGGGCATAGGTTTAGATTTTGGGTACACCAACGACCCAACGGCAATAATGGAAGTTTATAATTGGAATGGCAAACGCATAGTAAACGAATTAGAATACCGCACAAGACTTCTTAATTCTGACATAGCAAAAATACTACCTAAAGGTGTTATTATCTACGCTGATTCTTCAGAACCTAAATCAATAGACGAAATAAGAAGGTATGGCATTTCTATAAAGGGCGTAACCAAAGGAAGGGATTCTATCAACTACGGTATAGACATAATGCAAACACAAGATTACCTAGTAACCAAAACAAGCCAAAACCTAATAAAAGAACTTCGTGCTTATTGTTGGGACACAAACAAAACAGGTGAACGCCTAAACAAACCAATAGATAAATTTAACCACGCCATAGATGCGCTTAGGTATCACGAAATGGAAAGTTTAGGTTTAAAAGCCAACTACGGAAAATACGCAGTTCGATAGTTCTAAAAATCAAAATAAAATCGTTTTATAGTTATGGAAGTAAAGATTAAAGTACCTAATCATTTATCAGAAATCCCTTTACACAAATACCAACAATTCCAAAAGGTATTAGATGTGAATCAAGATTCGGGTATGAGTGATATTTTTATTCAGGAAAAGATGTTGCAGATATTCTGCGACCTACCACTAAGTGATGCTTTGAAATACCGTAAAGGTGATATAGACAACATTACTAATATCATCACAGGAACATTAGAACAGAAGCCAGACCTGGTAAGAACTTTTAAGATAGGTGATACTGAATTTGGTTTTATTCCTAAGTTAGAAGATATGACCTTTGGCGAATATATAGACTTAGATAATTACATAGGTGATGTAAAGAACCTACACAAAGCAATGGCGGTACTATACCGACCTATCAAACAAAAGATAAAAAGCAAGTATTTAATACACGAATACAAAGGTGATGATTACCACGAAGCAATGTTACACACGCCAATGGATGCGGTGATAAGTTCAATGGTTTTTTTTTGGCATTTAGGAATAGAATTATCGACGGCTATGATAGCTTATTTACAAGTTCATCACAAGGAGGACTTGACGGAAGAGCAAATTTCGGCACTAAATGGGGTTGGTATCAATCTGTCTATGCACTTGCCGATGGTGACGTTACCAAATTTGAAAGCATAACAGACTTAAATATGAACGCTTGTTTGACTGCGTTAACCTTTAAAAAAGAAAAGGCAGAAATAGAAGCCAACGAATTAAAAAGAAAACGATGAGCGAAATAACATACAGGGGTATTCAATCCTTTTACGACCTAACAACTAAGGTAAGGGATATCTTACAATCAGATATAAATGTCAACACCGTAACCTTTGGTGATATTACAGAAGTAGATTTAAACAAGCAGACGATATTTCCGTTGTCGCACATAATGATTAACAACGTAACTGACAATGGACAAACTTTATCTTATAATATTTCGGTTATGGCTATGGATGTGGTGGATACGAGTAAAGATGCGACAACTGATATCTTCGTTGGTAACGATAATAGACAAGACATTCTAAACACACAACTAACGGTCTTGAATAGACTTCAGCAGAAGTTACGAAAAGGAACACCACACCAAGATGGTTATCACTTAGAAGGCAGCGCAAGTATGGAAGCTTTCTATGATAGGTTTGAAAATGAACTAGCAGGATGGGTAAGTACTTTTGAAGTAGTTACTATGAACACTATCGATATATGCAACTAGAGAACTTTAAAAAGGCTTTAGAGGAGTTCAGGGATAAGGTTGTAGAAGAATCTAAAAAGAACCTGCGTAAAGAAGGCAAAGGCGGAGGTCAGTTAGAAAATGATTTAAAAGGTGGTGAAGTAAAGGTAACGGAAAGAAGTCTTGAATTTGAAATAGAGATGCCTTACTATGG